TAAAGTCTCTCGAATAAGTTCCCTTCTTTCTTTTATAAGCCTAAATACAGCTTGTGCAAGATAAATCTCATTCATTTCTATAAAAACCTCATATTGTTCTATTCTATCGTATAATCTCTTATACTTTTAAAACTACTCTCGCACATTGGGCATTTATATTCAACAAATTTTAAAATTCCTGCAAAAGGAATGGGTTCTTCTTCAATAACCTCTTGAACGGCTATTTTATGTATGTAACAGATTTCTGGTTTTACCGGCATCGTCTGACACCTTTAACATGCTTTTTGTAAAAGTAATTACCAATCTTGTTAAAAAACTTAAATAACTCTAAATTAACTCTAATCATACTTTCATTTTCTTCATTGGTTTTTTAGCTGTTTTCTTGGCTTGCGCAAAGTTCTTAGCTGTTGGAGCTCCTTTTGCACCTTTCTTTTTCATCTTCTCGCCACTACCTGCAGCTATTCTTTTTTTCTTGGCATTTATGTTTGCATATAAACTCATTTTGTTAATCCTTTATACTTCTCGAAGCTGCGAAGTCCGCCCAATCCGAGCATTCCCATTAAAACCGTCATAAGTGAGCCCATATCAAATGTGGGCAATTCTGGTATAATAACATCTAAGTAAGCACACACAAACATAGTAACGGGCGCAAGCACAAAATGCCAACATAGGGCAATGCCGCATGTCCAACCAATAAAGGGGCGCCATCCGGCAACAAAGATCGATCTATGCTTTGCTTCTGTTTGATTTATAGCTAGTTGACCTTTAGCTAATTCTTGTGCATGGTTCTCTGCCATGGTTGCCACTTCATGTGCCAACTTGTTCTTCATGTCTTTATCTTCTATAAACTTACCGAGTAAATTACTTACTGGTCCTATCAGAGCTGTTAACATTGCTTTCTCCTTTATGTTCGTGACCCATCCATATGCCAAAGATACCTGTCATTACACCCATAACAACAGATACAAAAGCTGATTGCTGCATTGTAGGTTCAGGTAAATCCATAAACCATTCAGCGCATCTCCAAGACATAATCGTACTAGCAAGCATCATAAATCTTGGTAAAATTTTCCATCTTAAAAAAGTTTCAAAATTCATTGTATTAAAATCTCATTTAATCCAAAACCTTCCAACAAAACTAAAGTAAAGAATAATAACAAAATACCTCCTGCTATTAATTTACCACTGAAGTTAGTAGAGCCTATCTTGATTGCAACAAACTCATTACCTAGTATTCTAAGTGACAGCTCGAACGAATTGTTACTTAGATCTAAGTTTATTAATTTCTTTTTTTCATCCGTCATTAATACACCTGTACTGTACTAGGATCTATCTTAGGTATAAGTTTGCACATACATTGATATGTTTGTTCTTCTGTGCCTTTCATAACAATTTGATTATGCAATTTATCTTTATACAAGAGACAATGGTTAACATCTTTAAAATATATACCGCCTTCTAGTTTAAGGCCTAAATAACAAACTAATATGAAGGCCGTCACTTTTACAAGAACTCGTTGTAATAGTCAGAATTAGGTGCAAAGACTTCCCCGCCATCCTTCATCTTCTTAGCTTTGACTTTATCTCCGTGACCTTCTCTTATTAAAAACTGCTCAAAGCTCATAGAATCTGAGGCAGGACCATCAAAAAATTCTTTTCTTAGTTCCTTCTCACTTCTTTTATCACCTGCTTTAGCCACCTTGACCTCCTTGGTTGTTCTGTTGTTTTAATAACTCACGTTGCATAGACGAATCAATCCTAGCCTGCGCTATACTCTCAGAGCTTTGTATCCGCTTGTCAAACTGATCGCCACGCTGCTCTACCTTCTTCTCTTCTAGTCCAAGTTTAGCCCTGTCTATATTAGCGTCATTCTGTTCTGCTTGTGACTTCAGCTGTAGCTCCTGCTCTTTCAACTGTACTAACGGATCAGGTCCCTGACCGCTTAGTTGTCCGCTTAGAGCTTTCAGCTGCGACATGCCTTCCGCAACATACTGAGCTGTCTTGGCTTCCATATCAATCATCTGTTCTTCCGATACAGCCTGACCACCACCTGTTTGTATCAAGTCGACCGCAGCTCTCTCACGAGCTCCAATCCTGACGTGCTCCATTATGTGCTTCTGTAAAGCCACCGCCATGGCAGGAGACTGAGCTACAAGAGGTGTAGATCCAAAAACCATGTGAGACATTATATGTGCCTCGTGATCCTGACCTTCAAAAGCAACCAGCTTTATCTGATCTAATATATCTATATTCTCCTGAGCTGGATCTTTTGGTGTAGCTTCGGGCTCTGGTGTGCGTTTCAAAATCCTGTCTATATCTCTTACACCCAACGCCTCATACATATCCCTGAAGACTTCATACATGTTGTGCATGTCAGGAGCTGACGTGGCTAACTGCATTTTGGTCTGCGCTAAAGATATCCTCTGTGCCTGACTGAATACATTCGGATTAGATACAGGTAAAACATCAACCCTATTGTCAAAGTCCTCTCGTCTTATACTACCGTCAACACCCGTGATACTATATGGATACTCGTCTGGTAAGAACTCGGACATTACCTTGGATAAAAGCTTAAACTCCAGCTTCATCGCATAATGTAATCTTTTGTGTACAGCCGACATGACCCGTGAGCCCTGTTCCAACATCGCTATAGTCGTGCCCACAGCTGCCTGCTGATTACCATCGCCTACTTTCAAGTCCGTTATGGTAGCGAATCGCTGTCCCGCATCAACTACAAAGCCCAACAAACTCATCAAAGTCTGGTCAGGGCCCTTGAACGGCAACGACATTAAACTCGCTTTTATATCACCCCCTGGAGCATCTACATCTCTAAACTCCCCAGGCTGTAAAGGCTCGTCATCATCCCTGATCCGTAGACCGCGGGCCTTAAATCCTGCTGGCAAATTCGATAACGTACCCGCATCAATCAACTGCCTCAATGCTGCAGTCGCGGTTCGCGATAAACCACCAATAGTATGGATCAATCCTAATCCATAGAAACCAAAGCCTGGAAGAAACTTATAATGTACAAAATATTGTATCTTTGACTTCTTCTCATCTTCTTCTCTGTAATTCCTGCGAATCGATAGTATCTGGCCATTATCCTGTGAAATAGTGACAATATAAGGAACCTTAATACCTGTCGGCTCACCATCCTCGCCAGTCTCTTCATAGCCCTCTAAATCCAGATCAACATGACATTCCAATAACGTGCAGTCATAATCAATCTGTGTTGGATACATACCATCAATTCTCTCAATCTCTTCAGCTACACTACCTGAATCAGACTGAGCAGGCATAACAGGTATATCCCTGTAAAATCCCGCTACCTGCCTCTTTCTCAAATCATTCAGACTTAACTTCAAAACCTGTGTGATATTAGGGCACGTCTCTAAATCTGTCGTGTTATACGGTACAACCAAATTCTCAGCTGGAACAAACTTACTTACAGCTCGCTCCAAGTTCTCATCATAATATACCTTCTTGAACGTACTACCCGCCAGCGGCAAGAAGAATAACATCTGATCTAACTCAGGCGTATACTCCTCCATCTCGCAAGTAATATAATAGTTCATAAACTCCTTTACACGTTGAGCTTGGTCCTCTTTCTCAGGAGTACTAGATCCAAGCACTGTTGTTCGCACGGGTCCAGTTGGCGGCAACAATTCATTAAACGCTTGAGCTTGGAACTGCGTGGCTGACTCGGCAAGCAAGGGGTGTGTGACACCGCTCGCGCCTCTAAAGGGTTGTGATCTCTCTTCGTAACTAAATCCCAACAACTCCAAACCGTTAGCGAAAGCATCTTCCCACTCCTGTCTGCCACTCTTGTTTTCATCAAACTCACCCGTCAGCTCACTGGCTATCCTACCCAGTAAACCATCAGGCATCTCTTCAGCTAAATTGGCAGAAAACTCTTCAGTCGTGCCTCGTTGATCCTGTGGCTCAAAATCAACGATAACACTACCATCATCTTCTTCCATAATTTCTACATTCTCTGGCACAGGTCCCATGTCAAGACTGTCAGGTATCTCCACCTCTACTTCAGCCGCTAACTCATCCTCGTCTAGCTGAGACGGGACATTCTCCATCATGCTGCCTATCGGTTCTCTTGCCATGTAATTCTCCTTTTAGGTACTATACCATGAATTTTATAAAAGGTTCAATACCTTGTGGTCCGCGGGTCATGTTCACCGCTTTGTCTTTCAAAGATACCACACCGCCATCCTCCATCATAAAATCTGAATCGTCAAACTTGGCAGGATCTTTTTTAGCCGCAGGACTTTGTAAAACCTTAGTGCTGCCTTTTGGCCTGTCCACTAACATAACATAACTTAAATCACCTACACCCTCTACCGCATTCTCATAAGGTATATGAGTGTAACCTTCTGCTGCTAAATCCTTTGCATGCTGTCTCATAAATTTTTTAACATCTTGTATATCAACTCTAGGGTCTTCTCCTAAAATGTCACTTGCATCAAAATACTCTCCCTTGTACTTACTGTACTGATCGGCCTGATATTCGTTTAAATCATATTCTGTAAAAGGTTTTTTTGTTTTGGGATTCAAAAGAGGCTTACTCAAGTCAGCTTTTAAAGGTATAGAACCGCCTAACGTGTTTCTTCCTATAGGTATGTTTGTAGATGGATCATAGCCTACGTTACCTGAAATCCGCGGTAATTTTAAAGTTGCCAAAACCTCTTCACGGCTTTTACCTGTTTCCTGCATAGTATCCCTAATTTTTTTTCTCATATTTACACCAAAAACTTCATCTACAAACCGATCGTTTGCAGCTCTAGGTGTAGAACCAACATGAGGCCCCAAGTCAAACCATGATAATTTATCTTTGTCAAATTTAGTAAACCCAGGATCGGTGTTTTGAGTAAAATGATATACAGGAGTATCTATTTTACCAAACGCTATGGCCTGTTTCATTGCCGATCGTTGATCTCCTATGCCTCTGCCACCAGCTATTTCTGTAATTTTAGTATCACCTGCCGCAGCTCGTATTACATCCTTGTAGTCCTTACCACCCTGAACAATAACATTATCATAACCGTCTATCGTGTTTTTGATCCTGCCCATCTGACCAGCATCTTGCTTGAACATCTCTGCCTTCTTAGGGCTCATCCTCTCATTGTAATTTTTTATAGGAGTATCCGCTCTGATCAACCCATGTTTAGCAGACATTATAGCCACATCAACATCCGCAGGAGTTCCCATAGCCTTTAAACTTTTAAAAACAGGACCCAGATAACGATCAACAGCTTCCATGTCTCCAACATCTGGACACTTAGTATCACTACAGGACAAAACTAAAAGACGGCGGCCTTTTTTTCCTTCCGAACTAAATAAACTTCCTGAACCTAAATCAATTTGATCTGAAATATTAGAGACACCAGAGGTTTCGCCTTCCATCTTTGTAATAGACGTATCTATATCAGGGCCCCCAGCTGTCGCTGTCTTAGGACCCAAGTACGGTATAAAACCCTCAAGACCTTTTTTGGCTGCTTTAGCCGCAGGACCCACCATAGGTAAAACACTTGCTATACCAAGAGTTCCTAACGCTGTACCCGCTGCCGCCTCTACAAAATCCTTACTTTGCATCATCTTGCCACTCTGCGACAAAACCTCTGGCAACTCGTAGGCCGCTATCGCCTCACCTGTGCCAGGAAAAAAAGACAAAGTATCATACGCATCTTTCAGCGAGGTACCTTCTTTATCTTTGGCCTCTAAACGAGATAAAACATCCCTGTAACTTTGTTGAGCTTTAGCCATCTCTTCCAAGAACCTGTGCTAACTGGGCCATGAGCCGTGGATCGCGGGTTTGGGTTACACCACCCTGTTTCATAAGACGGTTCATTACCAACATGTTTCTGTCAGCAGGTACCTCCTGCATCTCAACAGTGGTCTTCTTCATCAAACTGGCTACACCACCACCGTCAGCGAAAAGTCTTGGTAACTCACCCGATAAAGGAGAAGCACTTTCAAACTGCCCACTGCCTGTTAAATATGTATTTCCTGGCATAAACCCATCATTGTATATTTGTTGATCTAACGTGGTAAACATGTCAGAACCAACAGATTTAAGGGGTCCCTGTTGTAAGGCCGCATCTATAGCTGCTTGAATATGAGGAGGCTTAACATCTCTT